AGTAGCGTTTACAAATAAAAGGCTAACTATCAAAGATAAAAAAGATATTAACGGCTCAAGTGCAGCTAAAAAGAAAGCAGTAAACATCCCTACAAGTAATATATCAACCATGGAAGAATAGTACTACGTTTGAGGTTGTGCTAGGTACAACGCATAGGTTGTTCCCATTGGCAAAAACTCTTTAAGGTTTTTAGTTAATCTATTTTCTACCGATATACGATTTTTATATAAATGGCTTCTTCCAGCATTAGCTACTCCGCCTTCCCAAAATAGATCTCCTGGTTCATTGCCATTTTCTCCGTCAAAGTAAGGAAGAACAAAAGGGCTTTTTTCAAACAACGCTGAATCTAACTCTATTATATCGCCAACAGCAGCCGACCAATTTATTTGTACGTGCGCGTAAGCAGCTGTAGACGGAGCGGTTCCAGTTACATACCCCCTTGTCCAATTAGAAGTCGCTGTTACTGCAGCGCCAACTGTGGTGCTAATTAAAGTTTTTGACACGTCGTACCAAGATATAGATGCGGTTATTTCTTTAGTTCCCGTTATAGTTTTTCCGTATACACTGAATGTATAAGAAGAGTCTGGATAATAAATTGGCATGTAATCGGCAGACGTTGTGTAAGATTTAACTGCAACCGCGGTCCCAGTAGCTGTTACTTTTAAAGCGTTACCCGCATGATATACAGTGCCAGTAGTAGCAGTTGGCAACACATTAATATTAGTTTTTGCATATGTAAAAGTATTTTGTGTTCTTGCTGTAATCGTGTAAGCTCCATCAAAAGGGGTTCCTACCCCTGAAACAACCACTACTTCATTTATTTGAAATGGGTGTTTAGTTGCTGTTGTTATTATAGCAACATTACTTGTAAGTTCTTTATTAGTAATAGTATATATATCTACGCCTGGTTCTTGACTAAGAACGTCTATAGTATAAGATGCGTTAGTAACAGACCATGGAGCAATTGGACCAGCAAAATGTGGGTCTATAAGTTCATTTATTCTACTAGCTCTAGGTTTTATGTATATTTGTCGAGCCTCATCAAACTCTGTAACAGAGGCGGATTGTTCAAACTGGGCGCAGTCAAAATAATGATGATTTCCGTTAGGTACTGAGGCAATAGAAACTCCTGGGCACGCATAGTAAGCAGTTGCTGGTGCAGCAGCAGATACAAAAGGACGGATGCTGTTTGAAAACGCTATTGTGTTATCTGATACAGTTGAACCAGAAGATGTTGATATGTATACGCCAAGCCTGTTAAACCATTTAATTTTTGCTGTTACATTTTTAGCAGTATATGACCCTTTTGATGCGTAAATACTAAATGAATAAGTAAGCCCTGCTGTAATAGGAATACCTTCAGTTACTGGGGCAGTTAATCCACAATAAGCAGTTATTGTTCCAGTACTGCCAGTTTCATTATAAATAGAAACCAGTCCATTACTTTTATTTGGAAAATTAGTAGGTGCGCTAGGTTCTTGCCATGGAAGAGGTACTGGAGCAATTACGCCAGAGGAATTAGTGTTTAAGTTGTACCCAGGAGTATTAATTACATCTCCGCCAGATAAACTAATCTCAATCCATCCAGCAGATTGATTAGATCCTGTTAATGTTACTGGACTAGCATTATTAAATATTGGGTCTTTAACTCCACTTATAGTTATTTGATTACCTATGTCATAGTTGTGGGCGCCAATATAAAATCTAGCAGTATTACTTGTTAATTGATAAGAAACTATTTTTTTAATTGCTAACTGGTCTATGCCTGTAGTAGTTTCCTCAGATACCCAGTGTCCTGCGCTTTCTTCAAATGAAGAGTCATTATAATCAAGCATTAAATTGTGATTTATGGTTATTCCGTTAATGGGTGGATTTGGCGTACCAGCAATAGGTTTAGGCAAAGCCCAACCAGAAAATGCTTTAATGTACTCACGTAATCCTTGGGCACTTCCTTTTTCTTGGTATAGTTGAAGAGCATCTCTTACTAAAATACGAGATTGTTGATACCCAATATTTTGTTCATACTCAAGGCCAAATTGTTTTAAAAGTAAAGGGATTAAATTTCCATTAACTCGCTCAGTATTGTACCTATTAACTAAAAGATGAGTTACTGTTTGTATATAGTCAAGTTGAAACCCAAAAATATTTAAAAATCCTTGTAATTCTGTATTAACTAAAGAGTTGTCAATAGTATAAATAGTTGACAGCTTATAGGCGTCAGGTAAATACTCGTATAAACGTTGTTGATTATTATAATTTTCTACCGACAACCCAATAACGTCTCCCGCACGAACCCATTTAAATTGGTTAGTTTCATAAACAAAAATTGAATAATAATAATAACGTTCTGTTACAAGGTCAAATGTATCTATAAAAGTTGTTGGGTCTGACCCATTAAATACGTTTAAAAGTTGAACACCGTCATATGCATTTACAGGAAATCCGTAAGAATTTCTTACTAATTTAAGGTTAGACCAATTTCCTACAGGATCTACCCATGCTAATGTTATTTCTCCGTAATTACTAGATATAGCCGTAACTGGAGCAGCACTATATGTATTAATAACATCTGCGCCGTAATAAGACAGACCATAGTAATCTATTCCATAGCGTGACATAGCTAGTTAACAATTCCTCCAGTGGCTGTTACCGTAATAGTTCCTGTTGTTGGTATTTCGGACACACCGCAATTAATTTCTTCTACTGCCAATACTTGTAGTATTCCACTTGGTGACACCGCCGTTGATGATACGTTATTTGCTGTTAAGGCATATGAAATAGTATTTGATCCTACTGCGGTTACAATAAATGACCCATTAAACGTTGAATCTACGCTAGATACTAAAATAACTTGCCCTACTTTAACGTTATGGACTGCACTAGTAGTTAACGTAGCTATATAAGACGTCAACGATTTATTACTAATTGAAAAAGATTGTATGTCAGCAGTCCTACGGAGTAATGTAACATTAGCTTTGCTTACTCCATTAATACTTGTTACTGCTCCAAGTATATCTGTTAAAGATATTGTGTCTTGAAAAATTACATTATTAAAATCTAATAAAGTGTTTATAGAGGCTGCTACCTCTGTTTTAACTAAATTTTGATTAGCTTTTGGTGCAATTGTTAAATCTACAATTGCATCTATAGGAACATATGTAGGAGGTTGAAACGTAATTGTTGTGTTTGCTGGAGCTTTATCAATTAAATATTCAAGTACAGTAGTTTTTAGTGAATTAAACACAGCAGACGGTGTAACACCATCTTCAGTAACACCTTTATCTCCAGAAGGAGCAAAATATAAAGTTATACTAGTGTACGTAGTTGCGTCAGCATTTGCTTTTGCAACACCATCAATTTGTACAGTTAATCTTGCATAATCGCTTAAAGATACTGCTCTGTTCAAAGCACGTATGCTATCTACAGCATTAATTCTAATTGAATCTGTTGATTCAATGTCTGATCCGCCAGTTGCTGCTCCGTCTCCAGTAGTTAATATATCTTGATTATTTACAGTTAAACCTGCCGTTAAATTTGTAAGAATATATTTAATAGTGCCCGTAGCAACATTTCCTTCAATTCCACCACCAACACGATAAGTTGCAAAAATTTCTGCGTTTAATGGGGGAATTTTTCCACTAACATCATCTCCAAATACTACGTAAGTTACACCATTAGCGTCAGTGTTTGTTGTAAAAACAGGATCTGTATTATTATAATCAATTAGGTATTCTACTCTGTTATAGGGAACACCATTAATATTTACAGTAATTGAGTTAGAAATTACAGGTGCATCAAGAAGTTGAAAAGTTTGTGCTGATGTCCCACTTGATGTTCCTATTTTTTCATTGTACACCGTAGATCCTTGGGTTGCACCTACTGTTACTGCTCCATTAGTTGATCCTACTTTAGCTGGAACTGTTACAGAGGAATCTGTTTCAAAAATAATTTGATTTGATACTCCGCTTGTTACCGTGCTTGTTGCCACTTTAGTAAACGCAGGAACAAAAATAGTTGACGCGGTAGCGTTTTGAAATGTAAGAGTTACCGTAGAGGCTGTAGTTTGATTTGGAGAATAGCTTAATAGCCGAGCAAGTTGAAGAACACTTTCTCTTTGACTAGCGGTTGTAATAAAAGATTCGTTAGCCGACCTATCAATATAATAATTGAGAATGTCTCCCATGTAAGAAAATAATTCAATTAAGGTTATTCCAAAGTCTGCTGGGTCTCTGCTAGTCCAAGTAGGAGAAAACGTTGGAATTAATGAAATTAAATCATTTCTAATTGCGGTAAAATCCCTAGACGTATAATCTATTTGCGGTACGTAGTTATTAGCCATTTGATACCTCCAGTATTAACTCCCCTGATCGACTAAATATTGAAGTCTTTACTTTTGTTGTGTAAACTTGGTCGCCAGTGCCTACGTTGTAAGATACCAATAGTACCAAAGTTTGATCGTTTGGGTCTAAAGATCCAGTTAAATTTACAAAGTTTAATTCCTGTAACCAAATAGAAAATGCTGAAGCAACCGTTTGTTTTGTCATAACAATGGCGTCGTCCATGTTTTCAAATGAACCATATTTTGCAGCACTACCAAATGAAGGCCTCATTACTTTTTCCCCAAAAACAGTCATAACTACAAATACAACTCGATCTTGCCATATTTTTTGGGGGTCTTCACTATACGAGATAGCACCGCCGTTATTAAAAGAAAAAGGTAAAGTTATTGCTTTCATGGTTGTACTCCAATCCATATTGGAAAATTAGGGTCCCCAGCAATAAACATAACCCATACTCTTTGCCCTATTGCTGGAACTATTCTATGCGGAGTGTGCTCAAGCGTCTGGTTTACCTCTTGGTCATCATTCCATTTATTATCAGTGTCAATAGTAGTTTCGTGCTCATGGTCTAAACTTAATGAATTTCCCGCATGTGAAAATGTAACGGCTGTAGTGTGCGTGTGAGAAGGTGTGCCGTTAGACGAGCTTGTAAATGTAGCAGAGTGACCTACTAAAAGAGAGGCTACTTCAGAGGCAAGATGCTTTTTATGGTCAGGGTGGTTTGAATTAGATGTTACGGGAAGACACGCTCTAGCCCACTCAGTAACTGAAGAACCTAGTACTTGAGGAACAATTAATTTAATTCGGTATTCTTTGTCTGGGTCATCTATATCAAAACATATACCATCGTAAACCCCATAAAATCTTTTATCTTCGTTCATTATCTTTTTCCTAATGTTTTAAGCCTGTTTATAACAAAAGATGGTTGTTTAATGTCTGGAGTTTTAGAGTATATAGTAGCAGTTCCTGTTTTCCAAGTAGAAGACTGAAGATTTTGATTGTTTATTTTTTGTTTAGGTTTATTTTTAACAGCAGTAAACGAACTAGTAGTTTTTGAATTAACGTTTAAAGAGTTAATATTTAAGCGTGATATTGGACGCACTACAGTTGACCGAACACCAGGTATAATAGTTCTATGTGGCACAGCATCTGGAGCCAAAATTTTATTTCCATCTATCCATGAGTTAATAGGGCCTAACGAATCAGATCCAACTTCTAATATTGTCGTAAATGTTTGTCTGTTTCTTTCAGTTTCTACAATTTTATGCTCAACGTTTAGTACAACCCAATAGCCAGAGTACGCTGTTCCTAAACCTTCAAGATAAACTGGCATATCAGGTCTTAGTGTTGGGGAACCTATTACTTCTAGAGTTGCTCTATAAGGAAATGAATTTCTTTCTTCAGCCGCTTCAGATTCATATTTTGCTATCTCTGGGTCTACCGCAACTATGTGAGTAGCAAAGCTATCAAATGGATCTTCTTTTTTGTTGGCCCTAATAGAACGCTTATTTTTTTGTTTAGTCACCCTGACTTCTTCTTTATTAAATCTATCTACGCCCGCAACAGATACGGCAGATTTTTGAGCGTCTTCGTAGTCTATGTGTTCACCAATTAAAGGTTTAAACGAGTAAATATTTGTTCCTTTGGGATCATTAGCATTATGCATTACGTATATAGGGGCCTCTGACCTATATGTTGTGTAATCTTCGTACATAGGTTGAAAATATATTTCAGTATTTTGGGTGCGTAAAGTGTACCCACATTGTTTGGCTAATTTCACCATAAGTTCCCAATCCGTATGTCCTGCTTGAGATACTTGTTGATAAACTCTTGCGTGTGGGACTGTGTACGCAAAAAAATTATGTTTTCTAGCAATTTGTTCTATAACTTTATCGGCAGTAATATTTGTGTAAACAGATTGAGACGGTGTTTTCATAACCATAGAGCTTCCTATTATTACAACTTCAGTGTGGTTAGTTCCAGGAGATTTTTGAGGATTTACATGCAATACATACCCATAAAAACTTCTTTTTGCATTATCACCAATAATCTCCATAAATACAGGAGATCCATATTTAATATCATCATAATCAATTCCCCAGTCAGTAAACGTCACAGTAGCCATTTCATGTTCATATTTTCTGTGGTTAATGTAAGCAGAATAAATAAATTTAGGTTGATTAGACGACTCTGGAAATGTTACTTTAATATAATTAAGCATTAGGTATTTTAATAACCGTTCCTGGAGTTATATTTAAAATATCTTTAATGTCTGGATTAACTTGTGCTATTGCCCACCAAAAACCAGGTTTTTTGTAATATTTAGTAGATATTTGGTCAAGCCGCTCACCTTGAGTGTATACATGATATGAGTATGACACTCTACCAATATCTGGAAATTGATAAAAAACAATAGGAAGTAATTCTCCTGCTTGTTTTATTTGCACAAAGTCTACTAATGAGTATTCGTACCTGGACCCTTTTGCTATTTTTGGCATATTAATATATCTCCTAGTTCCTATTTCCATAGCCAGAAAAAACCATGATATTTAAATTTACTACTGACCGTATTGGGATCATTGTTTCTGTAAATGCAGTGTGAGTTACAGATAAAGACATAGCTTGCCCAGCATAAGATATAGAATTAATATCTGGACCAAATTGAACTGCTATTATTCGTGGCGTTAAAAATCCAATATCAGCGGTAGGTTTTCCAAGAATGTTAGTCCACATAGTTTTTCCCACACCAGAACCATTTATTGTTTTGTATAAATATTCAATATCTGCCATTGTTCCAAGTTGTATTAATTTTGTTAACTGATCATTAAAATTTTGGAATTTATCTTCAAATGGGTACCTGTTTAAATAATACTTTCTGTATTCTTCTGTATTAAAATCAAGTGTTTCAGAAAGTCCCCTAAAACAAGCAAAATCATTAGTTCTGTCAACGTTTATAGTAAGAGATATATTCTCTTGACTTAAAAATATACCAGCAGACGCTTTAAATATATCAGAAGAACTTGGAGTTACGCTTTGATTTAAACTAACGGAGTTAGATATGGTTTCTGGGTTCCATAAAAACTGAAATCCCCATTTAATATCTTTTGCAAAATCTGTTTCTTGGCTTAATCTTGCTTGTCTTTCCTGCTCTTCTTTTTTAGCTTTTGCTGCAGCAGCTTCTCTGGCTGCTGTTTCAGCTATGTATTTTTCAGCATATGCTGCGCCGTATGCGCCAGAGTTTTTTCCTAAAAACTCAAAAGGATTTTCTACGTTAGTTTGTTCTTGAGCTGCCCCAAAACTATAATCTGTATTTTTAAAGGTCCATATACGAGCTCGTCTAAACCCGTGAAATGCTTTAATATCTTTTTGTGATTTAGACAAACGTTTCTTAGGGTCATCTTTTAATAGGTATGAGTTTGCGCTAGCAGTAGCAATTTTTATTTCGTTATCGGTCATACCTAAAAACTCATTAATATTATACGTTGCGCTTACGTTACTTACGTTATGTGGTCTAGTTGGAAGACTCCATTGATGAGGAGGTAGATTAAATTTATAGTCAATTGGCTGTGTCGAACCAGGAATTGTATCTAGTTTTACTCCATCATTAGTAGGACTTGGTTGAGTGTTAGCAGTTGGTGTTGTAGATAGAAACTTACTTATATCGCCAATAGAAGATTTAGTGCCCCCAGTTTTAGTTTTTTTATCAGATGGTTTTATATTCCATCCAGCTCTAACGTCAACTACAGGAGCTTTAGTTGGTTTTTTAACAGCGGAAGTTGTTCTTCTTAACGCAGATTCTTCAGAGCCCATTATGATCGTGCCGCCTTTCTTGCAATTTGATCAGCCTTTAATACTTCTTTAATTTGTTTTGCGGTTTCATTAGGGTTTTTATCCGCTTGAATTATTATTGTAACTCCGCCATAATTATTATTAGTACTTCCGCCGCTTGCGCCCCAAGCCATAGCTGCTGCTTGTGGGTTAGCTGCTTTAATCATATCCATATATGTTTGACCAGTTAACCCTCCAACTCCAGAACCACCACCTTGATCTGTTGTGTTTTTTGCTCCAAACCAATTGTAAGCATCTTGCCCTGTTTTACCACTAACCCAAGCTGAATTTGTTATTGCA